AACCACCAAGACTGCTGAAAGTAATTGTTGAACCACTTAAAGCGGTGTTGCCAGAATTTAATAAAGTCATTCCACCGCTTTGAACTGTTCCCCATTTAAGACCGGTTGCGGTTGAGGAATCGGCTGTCAAAACTGTGTCATTTGCTCCTACTGCTAATCTCGAAACTGTATCTGCTGCGGTCGCTGCAATTATGTCGCCTTTAGCATCAACAATAGTTTTTGCAATTGCTGCACCAGCATTGTTAAATACTGTGGTATCGATAGCAGTTCCAAGTGATCTGATGGCTGCTGCGCCATCCTTGACCAACGCTGTATCATCTGGAGTGCTCCAGCTATAATTTGTAGTGGTTGCCATATTATCCTTTATCTCAGGCTACGATTGTAGCGTATTCCCATGTCAAAGTTGGATCAATTGTGTTCCATGCCTCGGTGATTGGCACAGTATTCCAGCGCATCGCCACTTGGCTAAACGCCACCGGTGAAAGATTGATGGTTAGGAATAATTCATTAAACCTTGTGCTCCAACGCCATCCCTCAACATAACCCTCAAATACTCCATTTGAAATCTGAGTTGGCAGGTTTTGAATGTTTAAAGGCTGACCCATAAACACACCTAAAAGATTGTCCCGATCGTTGTTATCAATTTGAGGATTGGTTATGGGAAAAGTTATTGATTGAAAGGCTGCTAACGGAAAGGCACGCTGAGCAATGTATCTATCGGCAACCTCTTGAGCATCTACACCTGAATGAATAGCCGAATTGATATTTTCAGCTTTGTAACCATATAAGCCAATAGATTCTGCACTTGTGGCAGTTGCTTGTGAATTGAAATTGTTTCCATAATTGATATAAATGTCATTGCGAATATCTGCGGATTTTGTAATAGTTGATAATCCTTGACCTAAAGCATGTTTTGCATCTAAATCAACATAACCATTGGCTATTAAATAAGTCTGCCTGTGGTCTGCATCTGCATAACCAATATCTCCATTAGGTGCTTCATAAAGATAACCAAATGCGCTGTCAGCAATAAAACTAGCAATGTTGTAAATAGTATCTGGCTCGGCTGATCTGGCTGACATTGTGTAAAGCCCTGGTTGATCTATCTCTCCCAGTCCTTGATTTTCAGCATTTTCCCAAGTTATTGTTGGATCATAGGTTGCCCATGTTGTAGCTGCTGGAACATCATTCCAAGATCCAAGCAATACGCTAGACAGCAATTCATAAATCTGGTCGCCATCCTCATCTTGCGAAATGTTATCATTGTAGATTTCTTTTGCAAGTTTAACCAATGAACCCATTGCTAAAATTGTATAGTTAACGACTGTTGCCAAAGATCCAGTTGCTCCAACTTCAACAGTTACATCAGTAACATCTCCACCAAATAAATTTACATAAGATCCTGCGCTATCTTTAACTTGCAAACTTAAGGAATCGTTAATTTCAAAAGGCAAGGTTTGACCAGATAAAGCAACTAATTGCACCTGCAAATAAGATGGATTAGGTTGAGCATAAATATCATCTCTACCGGCTTGATGGGCAATATCGCTGATAGCAATGTCGGTGTAATCAACACCAGCAACAATTAATTTCCAGTCAGGTGTCCAGACTGTCATTATCGAGCCCTAGTTATCCCGCTGTTGTATAGCTGTGGAACGGATCGGGATGCGCTTTGATTTAACACTTTTGCAACGGCTCTCGCAGCACCCTCAGAATCTACGGCTTGAACTGTAATGTTAGTGACTGCTGTTGTTCGGTTCTCTCTAGTGTTTGCTGGAACTGCTGGCAATGGTGCAGCCCCTAACATTCCTAATTGACTTGCACTAGGGGAAACATTTGGAATATATCCAACATCTCCTCCGGGTTTAATGATATTAACAACTCTAATTGCTTGATTTGCTAATTCTGTCAAACCGCCAACAACTTCTCTTATAAAATTTAAAAATCCTTGCAAAATTCCAGCAAGACCACTAATGGCTTTACCAAATGATTCTGCACTTTTTTGGCTTTGTTGTATTCCAGCACTAAGCCCAGCATCACCAGTCAAACCAGCAATAAATGCATTTAGTGTCGGTATGCCAGTTTCATTTAAGAATCCAATAAATCTTTCTACCTGTGGCAATAAAGCAACACCCAAGGATTCTTTTGCTTCGTCAAATCCAACTTTTAATCGATCAATCTTGCCTTGAAATGTTTCAGCGTTTGCAGCTGCTGCGCCACCATAAAGATCGGACAATCTTTCCTGCACTTGAGTAAATGACAAGGTGGATAGTTCAGCCTTAGATAAACCAAGACCCAATCTGCCAAGAGCTGTGGTATTGCCATCCTGTGCTCGACCTAATGCGTTTGCAACAGTTTCAAGTTCTAATCCTCGACCCTTAGCAATATCCAAAGCAAGGTTTAATAGTTTTTGGGCTTCTTCAGTTGATTTTGTCGAAACCGCTAATCTCTGCATTGCTGGTCTAAGTTGATCGTCAGCCACACCGGTTGCTAAAGATGTCTTTAAAATATAAGCCTCAGTTGCCGCTATTTGGGCATCAGTTGCCCCTGTGGCGGTGCGTAGGGCAGCAGCCAACCTTAACTGTGCAGCCTCATCCTCTATTGCAGCCTTGACCCCATCAACGGCTAATTTAGTGCCATAGGCAACGGCAGCAGCAGCAGCGACTGCAAAAGCAGCAGCAGCCTTCTTGCCAAACTCTGAAATCTTACTTGAATTACTTTCGACCGCTTTGTCGGCTTCGCCTAGCTTCTTTTTTAAGTCATCAACATCGGCAAGGATTGATAACTTTAATGTGCGATTACCGGTTGCCATTAGACCCATTCCTTAATAATACGATTAAAACTTGCTTCCCATTTGTTAATCAATTCAGGCTGAATTCTGCGAAGGGTTGGATAAATGAACCATCCTCGAGATCCACGACCTTGCCGTCCCGAATAACTAGGGAACTGTTTAAATTTATTTGAACCAAACTCAACGCCACCCCATAGGGTTTGCGTAGTAGCACCACCTGAAAACTTTTGTCTTGCGAAACCATACCGGAACTCACCGATTTTGCTCGATTTAGAGATGCTAACGCCATCTGCGACTCTCTGCGCAACCTCGCCAGCCTTTGTTCGAGTTCTAGCTGCTTGTTTAATTTCCTCTGATGCAAAATAAGCCAGAGCAGCAGATTGAGTTCTTGCTTCCTCTGTTGCTTGGTCATCCATAAGTTTGAATGCCTTGTAAATATCACGCAAATCTTTTTTATTGTATGCGATAGTTTCATTTGCCACTTCTCGCCTCCAATATTTCGATCGCTGTTAATATGTCATCCGCATCAACCCACTCACTCATTGGTATTTGAGTTGCAATTGCTAACTCAACCAATAATCTGCTTAGGCTTCCTGCTTTGTGGCTTTTGGGTCTGCATCACCGACTATTACATCGGCTACTGTTTCCATCCAAATATCCATTGGTTTGATGGGCTTGCTTCCGGCGATTTCACGCTTATGTGCATGATAAGCAAGAAACATAAGATCCCAGATACCCAACTTTTCGGATGCCTGACCAATAGTATTTCCTGTCTGCTTTTCCCATTTCGCCCACTCAGGTGGTTGGGCAATGTATGTTGCTTGCTCACCTGAGTTATATTCAATTGTAATTGGTAACTTCATTTGTTTGCTCCCGTTTTATTTTTTAACTAAAGGTTTCGGTTACTGCGCCCTTAGATACTGTAAATGTGAATGATACTGTCTGAGCATCAATTCCTGAACCACCTGCGGTTGGAAACTCAGGCTTTACTGGAAACACGAATTGTGCTCCGGATGCAGCTGTAAGTGTCATGCTGATGTCTGTATCTGGTGCAGTTTCAGCAGCAGTCCATAGAGCCTCACAAACTGAGTTTGCCTTGCCCCAATCTGCCAACATATCCAACTGGAATGTTCCTGAAATGTTTGTGGTCTTGTAAGCCTCGCCTTCCATGGTCTGATAAACCTGACGCTCATTGACCTTGGTTAAAACTGCGTTTGTCGCCTGTGCTTG